CAAGTATCCGAGTGTTTGCGTCTTATCTTTTCCATCTGACGATCCGCTGCTATCTGCCGGTTTATAGGTTTGTCCCTTTGCCGTTAATGTTTCGCCAAGTCTCCTGTATGCCTCATTATAAATGTCGTCTGCCGTTGCGTTTTCACCCAACTTCAAAACGGCAATCTCACGGGCATTACCGAAATCAACAGCCCATTCCTTAGATAATTTCAAGGCGGCAACTTTTTGGTCAATCGCAGTATTCCTTGCGGAAAGCGACTTTTCCTGCTTTATGGACTGAATCTCACTTATTACTGGAGCCATAAAGTTCTTCATCATCTCCATAAATTTTGCTTGGCCATCTTCGGGCGGTGTAGGCTGGGGTGGTTGTGGCGGCTCTACGGGCTTTGGGGGCTCAGGCTTGTAGTTCTTGACGAACTCGGCATTATCTTTTTTTAAGTTGTTATTAGCGACCTCGCAAAGAGGAAATGCCATCTTATCAACAAAATCTGATAATTCAAGTTCATCATTTACTACCCCCACATTAAGTAGTGTGTCTACCTGCTCTGCAATAGAGCGATCGGAAATCATCTGGGCTGTGTTCCCTGTCTTCCCGACAAATTTGGCCTTGATTTTACTTACGGCCTCTTCTTTTGTAAATTTCATAGTATGTCTATGGTTTAGTTATTAAAATAAAAAGGTCTACACATCGGTGTTTCCGAAGTATAGACCTTTCTGGTCTTCTATGTTTAGCCCACCTAAATTAGTGGTGGTTGTCAGTTATTTCTCGGGCTTGTCAGTGCCCCTTTTTTCTATATTGAAAACAGTTACCTGTTTACATTTTCTACACCATAGAGAGAATACCGTCTTACCTTCAAGTTTAAGTAGTCTGTGTGGTAATGGCTCGCCACAATGTGCGCACTTGCTGAACTGTATTACCTCTTTTGTAGATGCCATTAAATAAAATTTCTGACAAAAATAACAATTATGTTACATATATCAAAATTTTTAGTATCTTTGTGGCTGTTATTTATACACAATTTTTATTTTATGCTAAGATTAAAAGATGAAAACATACCGCTGCCGGAAAAATATCCGGTTGTTAAGAGGGTGCTGCCTACTGCTAAAAAAGACGGAGTTGATAAATTTGGTAATTTCATAATCAGAGAGGATTTTGACATATGCCCACAGCATGGTCTACAAGAAGAAGTTGTGGCGAGTGAATGTAATCTTATATTTCTTGCTGGTGAAGCCACGATGGGGAAGGGTGCTGATTATAAGACACCTATATCAACGCCTGACGGGTGGGTAACAATGGGAGAACTGCAAGTTGGAACAGTAATATCAGACACGGAAGGAGGGGCGCAAATCGTGGAGCAGATATTTGAGCTTGGTGAAACTGATTTATTTGAGGTTTCTCTTTACGACGGTGCCACCACAAGATGTACAAGAGAGCATTTATGGAAGTGTAAATTTACCAAACAGCACCATAAGGCATATTGGGACGTAATTACACTTGAAAATTTACTTGAATATTTTAATAAGAAAGAAGATTCTCAACACGTATATATTCCATTACCTAAACCGATATTATATAATAAGAAAAAAGACTTGCCGATACATCCATATGTGCTTGGGGCGCTTATTGGCGATGGGGGAATGGGGTGGCACAATAAACCCATTTCTATACATTCGATAGACGAATATATATTAAATAGATTTGAAGAACTTGGATATAAATTAAAAGATAATGGTAATCGCACAAACTTTATAATACACCCCACAATAAGGGATGATATTAAGGAGCTTGGACTTATTGGACTATTATCATATGATAAATTTATACCAGAAATATATAAATACGCCACCATTGAAGAGCGCACCGAACTTTTACGTGGGCTAATGGATACTGATGGGAATGTTGAAAAATTTCACGTAATGAGGTATAGCACGTCAAGTATGCGATTGGCAAAAGACGTACAAGAGCTTGTGTGGGGGCTTGGTGGAACTTGTAATATAAAAAACAAGAGGCCGTTCTATACATATAAGGGACGGCGTCTCGAGGGAAGGCCATCGTATTATTTAAATATAAATTTTGAAAACCAATTAAATTTCGTAACACTCCCCAAAAAGGCGGAACGATGCCAGCCATCGCAAAATAAACGCACAGAGTTATGTCGGGAAATAGTGGGAATAAGGTATTTGGGAAAAGAAAAGTGCCGCTGTATCCGTGTAAGTAATGCTAATAAACTGTACGTGACGGATAATTACATAGTCACGCACAACACCTTTTCCGGCTTCCTAAAAGCACTAAACGGAGTGGATAAGCCCAAGTACACCGCAAAGTTAATCTCAAAACGCTTACTCGACAACAAGAAGGGTGGTTCGCTACTTAGAGACTTCAAGGTTATATTTGACGGATTTGCTGGATCTGAATTGCTGCTTGGAGACTATCCGGTTGCTTCTTGGAGGCAATGGAACAGCTCCATTCAGATGATACACATGAACTTCAACACAAAGAATGAGGCTGAGTGGAAGGAGTTTCAGGATTATGCAAAGAAAACTCAGGCATCGTATATATATTGGGACGAGGTTACTGATATAGACGAGTTTAGGGCGTTTGTGTATATGTTTTCACGTAACAGGGATTTTTCTGGGATGCTGCCAATTTCTGTGTGTTCATTCAACCCATTGCATGAGCATTGGACTACAGAATTAATGCGGCTTGGTGGATACATAAGCAATGATTGGTATTTAATACCGGAGATGATTGGCAAGGTGCGCTACTTCCGTGTGCTTGGCGACACCGTGGAGTCTACGATTTTCGCAGACACACGTGAGGAGATAATAAGAAGATGTGGTCTTGAACCAACAGAAAAAGAAAAGGCAGCTGAAATAGACACTAATGATTTAATAAAATCATTTACCGTTTTTTCTGGATGTGCCGCAGATAACAGGTTGCTCGTAAATAAAACAAAAGGTGGTAGTATCGCCAACTTGTATAACGTTACTGAAACCGAGCGCATGAAAATCAAGTTCGGCTATTTCGGGCCCATTGAAAAAAACGAAATCCGCATCAGTCAACAGCAGATAGCCGACATTTTCATAAACCCATACGACCACGACGAGCAGATGTATGCCACTATGGACGTGTCGGGAGGTGGAGACATATGCCCAATGTTCATATGGAGGGGGCACACTATTATAGCTATAGAAACCATATCCAGCGGAGATCCAGAAGAGATAGAAATGTGGGCTATGGCTCAATTGCATAAATACGATGTACCTATGGAGAATTTTGCTTTTGATGCTACTGGGATGGGGTTTTTTATGAAAAGGTTCAAACAGGGCATGCCGTGCGTTGCCAATACGTCCCCGATAATTGAATATGATGAGGCAGGGAACCAAGTTGTTATGGAAAAATACTATAAACTACGGAGCCAATTGTACGGTAAGCTTGAAACTATGATAAAAAAAGAAGAAATATCATGTTCAATAGATAAATTCGAGATATTCCCACATGGCCCCAAAAAAACACCCACCAGGCTCATAGACATATTTGTGGAAGAGAGAAACGTATTCGTCAGGAGAGATAAAAACGGACGTATATATTATAGGGAGAAAGGCGAGTTTAAAACACAATATAAACTATCCCCCGACTATATAGACGCCATGTCTCTTCGCTGTAGGTTTGATCTTGATGCCCGCCCAAGAAAAGAAGCGGCAAGGATATACACGGAAGATGATTATGTACTTTGCTGGGATAGGGATATACAGGATTTAGAATATGGCGACTTTTTAGAAAGTGTATAAAAAATATAAAATAATCCATATTTTCTGCGTTTTTTTGCATATTTTTGTCGAAAATGTTTCAAAAAATGAAGATTTCTGATTATATTAAAAAGCCATTATGGTATCGTAATGTCTACACGAAGGGTTCCGAAGCACCCCAGACGGTGCTAAATAATGCTTTCGTCCCATCATATCCCATGACGCTTGACAAGTCAAAGAAGCAAATTTTATCACAAACAAATTTTCTGAACGAGCTTTCTCCATCTGCGCATGAGATATATTCTACCACAATACGATCGCTTAGGCCAAAATATAGATATGATAAGCCTACACAGAAATTAGTTCTAAACGGATACGAGGAGGTGGAGCGTATAGCCATGCCGTTTGAGTCTTCCATACGTGAAAACAAGACCGCATATTGTTTTGGTAATGAAATATGGTTCGGAAATGAAGGCGGTGAGGCGACGGCTGAGAAAATGTCACGTTTCAAATCATGGTGGAACTCCGCCAATATGAAGGCTTGTATATCGTCCATGGGTTCACATTTGTTTGGTACGGCGGATGCGGCCGTGGCGTTATATATAGAAGATGGAGAAATAAAATATAAGGTTTTTGGATATGAGGATGGTGATAATATATATAAAACATATGAATATGTAGATGGTAAACGAATGTCTGTGGGGGTTCGTATGTTTGAGAGTGGTGGGCTTCCATGCGTGGAACTTTATAAAAGCGACGTGGTGGAGTTATGGGTAAATTCCAAAAAGGATGATGCGGAGAAAGTGTT